CTCCTACTGCTACTGCAACCCTGTCTACTGCTAACAGCTACAACGTCATCATCCGTGGCGTTCCTACTGCTGCTGCTACATATACCACAGCTACGGCTGCGGCGATTGTGGCTGCTATCGGCGGCGACTGCGCTATTGGCACCACTTTTATGGTGGTTGTTATTAACGCATCGGCTGGTGCTAATACCATCACTATTGCTGGTGGTACTGACGTAACTGTTAGCGGTGTAGCAACTGTTGCGCAGAGTGCTTCCAAGGTATTCCTTGGCCGTGTTACTGCTGTAACTGCTGGTTCTGAAGCCATTACTTTGTATGGCTTAGGTTCTACTGCTTCTGCTGCTGCTTAATTATGGGCATGTTCGCTTTTCGGCGACTGCGTGAACGTGAGGCTGCTTCTACGGAAGTGGCCTCATTTCCTATTGTGGAGCCTAAACTAGAACTACCGGAACAACCTAATGGCAATCACGATCGTAGCGACAGCAGGCGGCGCAAGCTCAAACAGCTACCTAACGCTGGCTGATGCGCAGTTGATTGTTGATGGTTTTGTGCAGGATGCTGATATAACCGCATGGGCAACAGCTACTACTGACCAAAAAAACAGGGCATTATTTACGGCTACACAAAGGCTAGACCGCGAGCGATTTATTGGCGCTAGGTCTACTGATACGCAGGCATTACAATGGCCGCGTACTGGTGTACGTAAACCTGATACATACATTAATACATACGCTACGGGCTTCCCATTTCGTATTAGCACTGATTATTTTACGGATGTTGAGATACCGCAGCAGATTCAATATGCACAGGTAGTGCTGGCGGTTTATTTGCATAACAACCCTGATGGGATTGGGTTAAGTGGGCTAGAAGATTTTAAGAATGTTCAAATCGGTAGCCTTAACGTGACGCCTAACCTAGGTTACGGTGCTGTTGGTGCAGATAAAATCCCGCCGATAGTGGAAAGATACCTAACAGGGATTAGAATAAGCGGACCAGGTAATTTCTCCATCAAACGATCATGAGCGAGTATCCAGGCGCTGAGTTCATTGATGATACGGCTGCCCATACCGGCAGGTTTGGCGAGATTGTGGCATTAGAGGATTCAGTGATAGCAAGCCTAACGGCTTTGGATTATACCGGTAATGCACTTACAGCCATTCCGATCAAGGCATCTTGCGAGATGTGCGGCGTATTCACCAGCATCACATTAACTAGCGGCACCGTTGTGGCGTATAAGATATGAGCTTTAAAGGGCACCAAGGCGGCGATGTTGACTACACGCTGGGCGCTGAGGTCATTACTGACACGGCTGCGCATACTGGTAGGTTTAACCATATTGATTTTTACGAAAACACGCACGTTAACACAATTGTTAGCACTAACATGACGGGCAATACACTTGATGGCGAATCATTCCCGGCTGGCTTTGAATTGCGGGGTGTATTTACAAGCATCCAACTTAACAATGGCGCTTGCATTGCGTATAAGATATGAGTTTAGCTAATCCGCTACGTAAGGTTGCCTCAAAGTTGATGGCTAAGTTTGGCGGTGCTGCCACCATACGTCGTATCACAATGGGCGCCTATGACCCTGCTACTGGCACAGCGGCTGAAACTGCCGCTGATACGGTTGTGCGTGGTGTGTTGGAAGATGTAAACGTGCGCGAGGTGAATGATCTAATTCAAGCTGGCGATAAGCGGTTAACGATTGCAGCAGCAGACGTTGCAAATGCACCGATCACAGCAGATAAAGTGCTAATCGCATCAGTAGTGCATCAGGTTATTAGCGTTGCAACAACTGAGCAAGACAATACTGCGATAACCTATGAGTTAATTTTGAGGGCATAATGGCACGACGTATTCCCCTTGCAAAGATCGGTGATTACTCTAGAGAGAAATACGAAAAGCTATTGCGTTATGTGGTGTTTGAAACAGATAAGCAATTAAAAGAAGGCAGCCCAGTTGATACTGGTAGATTGCGCCTTTCATGGTCAATTAGTGAGAATGACGCTCCTGGCTATGACCCTGGCCCGCAATCTGCTATTTCAGGTATTACACCACCACGAAGATTAAACTATGGCACTGAACGTGCAGGTAATGTTTACCATATCCATACCAACATAGAATATGCTTTACCCGTACTTTATGGTGAAAGCTTGCCACCATCATGGAATGGCAGTTGGAGATCAAAAAAAAATCAGATTGTAAAAGGTTATCCTGATTTGGTAGCGCGTAACATGACAGCATGGGTTAAACGCGTAGCAGATCAAATCGGAAGGCAAGACTAATGGCGGCTGCTAATCTCAACACTATCCGCGCCACGATTGAGCAATTGCTGGCGGATGAATTTAATAGTTTATTTAATGCTATTCCTAGCCTTGATGCAATCGTAAGCCTTGATGACCCAAATGATCCAGGGTTAGCAATTGTTTATCCGGTAGTTTTTAATAATGTGCCATATGCGCCAACACCTAATAGCACATGGATTCAATGCCAATTAAATTTCAGCAATAATAACTATCTAACGATGGGCGGCACTACTGGCGTTAGTAATAGCATCATCGGCATTATTTTGGTAAATATATTTACGCCCAAAGGCGCTGGTGCTGGCGCTAATTTTGCAATTGGCAAGCGTGTTCGGGATGTCTATAATAGAAGTACGGTATCGGGAGTTATTTTCGATGCACCAACCGGCCCAGAGGTAATGGCACCACCATCTCCCGAAGGGTATTTTCAAACACAGGTTAGACTAACCTTTGAAACCTTCGAGGATCTTTAGCTATGGCTTTTTTCCGCGGTGAACAGGGATCTGTCAAATTTGACGATGCCGGTTCCTCTCCTGCTGCAATTACCTCTACACGGTCATGGTCGATGACTGTAGAGAAAGACGTGCTTGAAACCACAGCGCTTGGCGCAACCTATAAAGCTAATGTTGGCGGCTTGATTGCTGGTTCTGGTACTGTTGAGGTGCTTTATACCGCAAGTAGCGCCGATGAGACTAACGTCTTTATTGAAGCGGCTAATACCGCTACAGATGCGGGTATTGCATCGTTTGAATTATTTCTAGATACAAGCGGCACCAAAAAGATTACTTTTGTTGGTTTGATTACTTCTGCTGAATATTCAGCTACAGTAGGGGAACTTGAAGTTATCACTTGTAACTTTGTTACGAGTGGTGCAATCACTCTGAGCATTTAACCATGGCTTTTTTTCGCGGCGAGCAAGGTACAGTCTTTTTTGATAATGCCGGTAGCGGCGGCATGTCTGAAGTTGCTGCTGTACGGTCATGGTCGATGACTGTAGAGAAGGATGTACTTGAGACTACATCTCAAGGTGCAACCCATAAGGCTAATGTCGGCGGTTTAATCGCAGGCACCGGCAGCATGGAGCTAATGTATGACGCACCAGGTGCAGGCGATAAGCTTGATTTGATCAAAGATGTTAATACTGCTACCGATGACGGTACCGCATCAGTAGAACTATATCTTGACGAAACAGGCGGCAAAAAAATTGTCGGCTCGATTGTTATTACTTCTACCGAATATAGTGCTACTGTAGGAGAGCTTGAAGTGGTGACCGTAAGCTTCACCATGAATGGATCTATCACCCTCAGCATCTGATAACAATGGCATCCACACCACGCACCGTTGACATCCTCACTGGCGCATTTGATCTAAACCAAAGGCGCCGGTTTGATGTAAAAAATAATGATGGCGCAAAAGTGCTGTCTTTATTTTTTAAGCCGATTACAAGAGCAGATCGTAAACGTGCAACTAGCTTAGCCAATTCTGAAGAGGCGCTAGAGGTTAGCACCCAAATGCTATGCCTGGTTGCTGAATTAGAAGATGGCACCAAAGCATTTGCTGCGGCAGATGCAGCTAAACTACAACGTGAATTGCCAGAAAGTGTGCTTAATGATATAGAATTATTTCTCTTTGGAATAGGTGAAGCCGGAACGATTGAAGAAGCAAAAAAAGATTAGAGGCTGACAACTGGCTTTATTTTGAATTTTTCTTAGCAACGGAACTAGGAAAAACAGTTAGCCAGTTGCGGCAAGAATTAACAGATGCAGAATTTGTACATTTTGCAGCATATTATGAGTTAAAAGGTAAGCGCGAACGTGAAGAAATGGATAAAGCAAAAAACCGGCGCTAGACTGCATACGTAGGAAGTCGCTGCTATGGCTGTTTCGGTTGTCGATGTTCAGGTAAACAGCCAAGGCGCTGTACGTAGCTTGCAGCAGCTTAATGTCGCTGCTAAAGGGGTAACCGCAACCATTGGATCACTTGCGGCAGCACTTGGCGCAGGTTTTGCATTACAGCAAATAATACGAACGGCATCTGAATTTGAATCAACATTAAGCGATATAGGTAAAACAGCAGGATCAAGCCAAAAAGATATTTTAAAGCTTGCGGATAGCCTTAAGCAGTTATCAATGCCGAGTAAAACAAATTTAGCGCCTTCGGTGTTAGCTAAAGGGGTACAAGATTTAGTAGCGCAAGGGTTGAAATTAGATGATGCGGTTGCGTCAATAGAAACATTAGGTAAAGTTGCTGTTGCAACAAATTCAGATTTAACCGATGTAACAAAAACAGGTTTTCAATTACAAAGTGCATTAAAAATTAAACCAACTGAATTAAAAGAAACTTTTGACGCGTTGGCATTTGCAGGTAAAGCAGGTGCATTTGAGCTAAAAGACATGGCTCAATTTATGCCAACAATTGCATCAGCAGCAGCATCTTTAGGCATTCAAGGTAAAGATGGTGCGGTAGCACTTGCGTCAATGATGCAGATGGTGCGTAAAGATGCGCCAGGCGCTGCTGAGGCATCAACACGCCTAACAGATGCTTTGCTTAAAATGACAGCCCCAGAATCTGTCAAAAACTTTAAAAAGTTTGGCGTTGATATTGAAGCAGTCTTGAAAAATGCTGTAAAAAATGGCATCAACCCAATGGATGCAGCAATAAAAGAATTAATACGTGTCACAGGCAATGATCCGTTTAAGTTATCGCAAATATTTGGCGATAAAGAAGCTAAATTAGCTTTGATGTCATTGATGAAATATAAAGAAGAATATGAAAAACTAAAAGCATTAGCGGGCGGCACTGCGGCAGCAGGAACAATCCAGGCTGACTTTGATAAATCTTTAAAAACGTTTGATCAGCAATTCAAAAGTTTAACAAATGCAGGCGAGATATTAGCATTAAGCTTAGGCAACACATTGATGCCTGTACTCACTGCATTAATAAAAGAAATTACCCCAATTGTAACTGGCATTAGCAACTTAGTTCAAGGCATGGGACAAATACCAAAGCCAGTAATTGATGCTGCAATCCAGGTTGGTAAGTTAATAATACAAGTAACTTTGGTTAGCAAAGCAATAGGAATTGCAACGGGAGCAGCAGCATTGCTAAGAGGTGCATTTGTTTTATTAAATACGCAAGTATTATTATCAGCATCGGCTGCTATGACAGGAAATGCAAAAATGCTACTTCTTGCTGGTGGAATGAATACTGCGGCATCAAGAGCAGCAATTTTAAGAGGTGTATTAACAGGACTGCTTAACATTGGCCTAATAACAATTGCCATAAATATGGTTATTTATGGATTAACTGAATTTATGCAAATGCGTGCTGAATTAGATCGATTGCGAGGTATAAAGCAAAAAGGCGGCCAAGCAGCAGCTTTTGGTGGTACAGCAACACCACAGCAAAAAAGCGCAAAAAGAGCAGTTTTAACTCAAATTGAACGAGAACAAAAGAAAAATAAGCCACTTGAAGCTGTCGCTGCACTAAGTGGGCGAGGAAAATTGTTTACTGGAACACGCAACGATATATTAGAAGCACGTAAAGCAGAGGCCTTAGCAGTTTTAGCTTTACCAGATAGAAAACCTAAACCAGCTAAGCCAGAGGTGCCAAGCACTACAGGTGGTGGCGGGGTCACGCCAGACGGTGGTGGTGGCGGTGGTGCAGGCAAAGGGCCTGAAGAAAAGAAAGTAAAAGCGTTAAAAGAAATTGTTGATATTAGCAAAGAAGAGGCAACACTCCAATCACAACTTATTCTTTACACAGCCCAAGAAGATAAATATGCGCAAGCATTATTGACAAAAGAACTTGCGATATATGAAGCTAAGAATTCGCAACTTGGCGCTAATGCAAAAAAAGTCGCAATGTTTAAAGCCGAAGTTGATTACACTAAAACAATTAATGATTTAGAAAAAGAAAAAGCAGATAAATTAAAATCACAAAATGACCTTAACCAGCAAAAAATGCAGCCACTACAAGATGAACTTGCCATTATGCAAGCGCGTCTTAGGGGCAATGAAGCGGAAGTAATCCTTAAACAACAGCTAAGAGATATTATGCTTGGCACTGCTGGATTGGATGCGCAAGAAGTTACGGATACATTAAAAAAAATTGATGCACTTAAGCAACAATTGACAGCCGCGCAAGAATTAAAAGCACTTTATAGCGATATTGGTATGACGATAAAATCTGGTGTTATTGATGCAATACAAGGCGCAATTGATGGGACTAAAAGTTTGCAAGATGTAGCCACTGGTTTGTTGAATAAGATTGCCAATAAATTGCTAGATGTTGCTACAAATTTTGCTTTATTTGGCACCATGAGCGGCACCGGCACCGGCGGTGGATTGCTAGGTGGATTGATCCCTAGAGCCAAAGGCGGTAGCGTTAGCGGCGGCACGCCTTACCTTGTAGGTGAACGTGGCCCTGAGTTGTTTATGCCAGGTCGTAGCGGCGGCATAGCACCAACAGGTTCATTTGGCGGCGGCACTAATGTAGTGGTTAATGTAGATGCAACCGGTAGCAACGTGCAAGGCGATGATCAAAGCAGTAAGCAACTTGGTGTTATGCTTGCAGCAGCCGTACAAAAGGAATTGATTAAACAAAAACGTCCTGGAGGTATTCTTGCATAATGGCTACTTTCCCTAATATCACGCCAAGCTACGGCGCACAAAAAAACAGCAGCCCAAAACTTAGAACAGTAGTTTTTGGCGATGGCTACGAAAACCGATTTACATTTGGCTTAAATCAAAATCCAAAACAATGGTCATTATCTTGGGATAACATTACAGAAGCTAATGCTGATACGATTGAAACATTTTTAGATGCACGTGCTGCTGATGGTGCTAGTTTTGATTGGACTGGGCCAGGTGAACCAAGTGCTTATAAATTTGTTTGTGCTGAATGGAGCAAAACTATACCCTATACTGGGCGGGCTAATATTCAAGCAACATTCAGGCAAGTATTTGAACCATGACCGTACCAGTATCAGCACTGCAAGGCTTAACGCCCGGTGCGATTATTGAATTATATGAATTGCACCTTGATGCAACATTACATGGCGCCAGTACAGTTTACAGATTTCACGCAGGCACAAATAATAATAATAATGGCAATGTAGTATGGAGCTCAAACTCATATACTAGGTTTCCTGTTGAAGCAACAGGGTTTGAATTTAATGGTGGCGGCCAGCTACCAAGGCCAAGGCTTCAGGTATCAAATGCACTGAGCTATGTAACTGCAATTCTTTTAATCGTAAATGATTTCAATACAGGTAATGATTTAATTGGCGCAAAATTTATTCGTATTCGCACACTAGCGCGTTATATTGATGCAGTAAATTTTACGGGTAATGTAAACCCATATGGCACACCAGACCCTACAGCAGAATTTCCTAGAGAAATTTATTTTTTAGATCGTAAAGTAACAGAAAACTTAAATTTAGTTGAATGGGAATTAGCCGCTGCTTTTGATCTTGCTGGCATCAAAGCACCAAAACGCCAATGCCTTTCTACTATTTGCCAATGGAAATACAAGTCAACTGAATGCTCATATGCAGGTAGTAATTTCTTCGATGTAAATGATGAAATTGTGCAAAACACTAATTTTGATGTATGTGGAAAAAGATTAAATAGTTGCGCTATTAGATTTGGCAAGGATAATGAGCTGCCATTTGGATCATTTCCAGGTATTGGAGTTACTGCCGGATGAGTTGGCGTGATGCAGCATTAAACCATGCTAATGCCGTAGCACCAAATGAATCATGCGGGTTACTGGTAAATTGCGATGGCGTTGAAGTATATTGGAAATGCCGTAATATTGCAGATGAATCGGATTGTTTTGCGATACATCCAGCAGACTGGGCGGAAGCGGAAGATACTGGAGTTATCATTGCGGTGATTCACAGCCACGCCAACAATTTACCAGAACCTAGCGACATGGATATTGAATCATGTAAGCGTAGTAAATTGCCGTGGTATATAATAAGCACAGATAAAGGCGAATGGCGATCATGCTTCCCTTGATTGGCCGCAACTGGCAATGGGTTGAATCAGACTGCTGGACGTTAGTGCGCGATTATTACAAATCTAAAGGTTTAATATTGCCAGATTGGGATAGACCGTCGGAAGAAGATTTTGTAAATAATCCTATATTTGATCAATGTTGGCAATTAGCAGGGTTCCATGAGTTGCAAGATGATGAGCCATTGCAAGACGGTGATGCGTTGCTGTTTAGTATTTATGATGATAAACCAAATCATGTAGGAATCTTTTTAGCTGACGGCAGCATTTTGCATCATTTCAAAAATCAATTAAGTTGTTGCGACAGCTATGGCAGGTGGTTACAGCAATCCACATCGCGTAGACTAAGGCATGATGCTTACAAGCCATGATGCGTAAAATCCGGCTTTATGGGGAGTTAGCTAAATTCGTAGGGCAGCGTGAATTTACTGCGGTTGCATCTAATGCTGCTGAAGCCGTTAGATTCCTATTAGCTAATTTCCCTGGTTTAGATCAGCATATGATGGGTTACGACTATCGAGTGTTAATTGGCACCTATGCAATCAATAAAGATGAATTACAGCATCCAGCAGGGCAGCAAACAATTAGGATCATCCCGGTAGTAGCAGGCGCAGGAGGTAAAAGAGGAGGATTTTTACAGATCCTTGCTGGTGTTGCTTTAATTGCTGGCGCTATATTCCTTGGCCCTGCTGTTGGCGGCTTTTTAGGTATCGGCGGCGGTTCTGGTTTTTTTGGTGCTGGCGTTGCATCTGCTGTTGGTGGCCTTGGCGCTAGTTTGGCATTAGGCGGCGTTGCGCAATTATTAGCACCAGTGCCAAAAATAGCACCACCTAGCCAGCCTAGTTATTACACACCAACATCAACAAAAGAAACACAATTAGACCCACAAAAATCATATTCTTTTAGCGGTATACAAAACACATCAAAGGTAGGATCAGCAGTGCCAATAGTATACGGTGAGACTATAGTAGGATCAGTTGTAATTTCTGCTAACTTTAACACATTGGAGGTAGTCTAATGCCTATTTCTGCTGAAGAGGTTTATTATGCTTATACATTAAAACCAAAAGATCAAGCTACATACCTTAATCTTATCCAGCAAAGAGAAGCTATCCCAAGGGTACCGATCAGAACGGATGACACTTTATCTAGCACACAATACGCTACATTTATTGATTTGCTTAGTGAAGGCGAAATTGAAGGTTTCCCATCAGCAGCAGGATTGACTAAAGGCACTGTTGACTATAACAACGCAGCATTAAAAGATATTTACCTTAATAACATTGCAATATTAAGCGCAAATGCTAATATCGCATCACTGCAAGACACGGATTTTAACTTCAAAAATGTTAAAGTAGATTTCCGTTACGGCACACAATCGCAAAGTTATTTCCCTGGGTATGGCGAAATATCAACACCAGTACAAGTAAATCAAAAGGTTGAATTTGGCTCTCCTATTACGCAAACAATTCAATCACCTGCTGATGGTGTAATCATTACGATTACAGTGCCAAGACTTGAAGAATTTACAACCCAGGGCGATATTTTAGGCTCTAGTTTTGGCTTTAAGATCCAAATTCAATATCCAAGCCAAAGCTATGTTGATGTTGTTGTTGATAGTATTTCAGGCAGGACAGCAGACCCATACCAACGGGATTATCGAATTGATTTTGATGCAAGTTTAGGATTTCCCATTAACATAAGAGTAAGTAGAACAACGCCAGATAGCACCAATATATCAACTGTCATAAATGAGTTTTATTTTGCTTTCTTGCAAAAAATAACCTATCAAAAACTCAAATACCCTAACAGTGCTTTAGCGACAATTAGATTTGATGCGGAAAACTTTAGTTCATTACCATCGCGATCATACAGAATCCGCGGCATAAAAGTAAAAATCCCTGCTGGTGTAACCGTTGATCAAACTAATGGGCGCATAATTTATCCTACGCCTTATGTATTTAATGGTACTTTTGAGGCTAATAAAGCATGGACATCTGACCCTGCTTGGGTATTGTATGATTTGCTTACAAATACTAGGTACGGGCTTGGCGCTCATATAACTGCAAGCCAATTAGATTCGTATTCATTTTATACAGCTTCAAAATACGCATCAGCATTAGTTGATGATGGATTAGGCGGCCAAGAGCCAAGATTTAGCTGTAATGCCTTAATTCAAAACCAAGATAGCGCTTATCAACTAATTAGTGATCTTTGTAGCGTAATGCGTGTAATGCCATATTGGTCTACTGGTTCGCTTGTAATAAGTCAAGATGCGCCAGTAGATGCAAGCTACTTATTTACATTGGCTAATGTGACAGAAGAAGGCTTTAACTATACCGGCAGCAGTTTGGTTAATAGGCATACCGCAGCCATTGTAAGTTATCTAGATCTTACAACTCAAAGCATAAATTATGAAGTAGTAGAAGATACTGCGGGCATTAATAAATATGGATGGGAACCTGCTCAAATTCAAGCTTTTGCCTGCACCAGTCGCGGCCAAGCTGCTCGCATGGGTAGATGGCTTATTTTCACTGAAACAAATGAAACTGATGTGGTTTCATTTACAACAAGTGTTGCTGAAGGCGTTATTGTAAGACCTGGCCAAATAATTAAAATTGCTGATCCATTAAAAGCAATTTACAGACGAGCAGGTAGGATTAAAGTTGCAACAACTTCAACCGTTACTGTAGATGATGAAGATGATACAGATCTTACAAGCGCCAATAACGCAACTTTATCGGTTGTAATGCCTGATGGCAGCATAGAAACCAAGCCTGTGTTATCTATATCCGGTAAAGTCATAACACTAGGAGGCAACCTAAGCACGGCGCCAAATATCAATAGCATTTGGATGTTGCAAAATACAGACATAGAAGCAACTACATGGCGGGTATTGTCAGTAACTGAAGTCGATGCCGTTTCTTATACCGTTACTGCATTAATGCACAATCCAGGTAAATATGCAAATGTAGAGTCCGGGACGACATTAACAAGATCGAATACATCAGCGATTTCATTTACACCACCTGCACCAGTAGGGTTGCAAGCAAGCGAAGTTATATTTGAATCATCAAATAAAGCGTCTGTTAAAATAGTACTTAACTGGATACCAGTAACTGGCGTAAACGAATATCTAGTGCAATACAGAGTAAATAATGGCAATTGGAATACAGCAGAAGCGTTTGGGCCAAATTATGAAATATTCGATTCTTCTGAAGGGTTATATGAAATTAAACTGTTTAGCTTAAATCCATTAAAAGTACCATCAGAGCCATCAATTCTTAGCTTTACTGCTATTGGTAAAACAGCACCGCCTGGGGATGTGCAAAATCTAACTTTAGAGCCAATTAGTTTTAATACAGCAAGATTACGTTGGGATCAATCAGTTGACGTTGATGTCAGGGTTGGAGGTAGAATTTATATTAGACATAGTAGTGATGCTAGTGGTAATGCGTCATGGTTTGAAAGCGTTGATTTAATTGAATCAAAATCTGGATCATCAACCGAAGCAATTATCCCGCTAATAGAAGGCGAAATATTTGCAAAATTTGTTGATGACGGCGGACGCAAAAGCGTAAATGAAACAAGTGTATTAGTTGACCTGCCAGATAATATGAGCAATTTAATAATAAAGCAGCAGCGCGAAGACCTAGAAACACCACCGTTTCAAGGTACGTTTACAAATACTTTTTATAGTAACGAATACAATGCAGTGGTGCTAGATGG